TGGAATCCTGTGATCTATTCAGCGGACTGTTCAAAGTTCGACATGACTCAGTCATATGAGGTCCTTGTCGATTGTGTTTTGCCCGTTTTACGGGCGTTTGGTCCCGAAGATGAGAGTGAGCGAGTAGAAGCATGTCTCTACGACATTGTGGTGTCTGGCCTCCGACACTTCACCGGAGATTTGTACCTGCTTGAGAAGAACAATAAGAGTGGAAGTCCTTTTACGATTTTTGTCAATATGATCTTGCAAGGTGTTATACTAGAGTACACCCGACTCGAAAGTGGTGCGACCGACACGTGGAATTACGTGTTGTGTGGAGACGACAATATTCTAGTGAAGCCTGATGATGGAATTGATCCGTTTGAGTTCTACCCTAATTTTGGCCTCAAGATGAAATATGTGTACAAAGAAACCCGGTTTGAAGATTCCGAATTCCTGTCCAAGAAATTCGTCTACCTGGAAAGGTACAAAGCTTACGTTGGGGTTGTTGATGTGGAAAAGCATTTGTGTAGCTTGAAGTACGAACCTGTGTCTGACCCGGGCCTTGTGCTCCAGAAAGTCAATTCGTTGATCCTGGAGTCTGCGTGGTCTGATGGAGTCGAAAGACTGGTGCAGTTTCGTGAAGAGTTGATACGTTTGGCTCACAACACCCCCTTTGTGGAGCAATGGCGAATAGGTATGGCCGGAGTCGAGTCGCTGGACCTGTGTCGACTGAGACACCTATATAAACCAGAAAAATTCCGTTCATTTGAAATCATCAACAATACAGCATTTCAAACAGTTACGAGCTCGTGTACGCCTGTGAACAATACGAGCAATCATGCCACGAAGACGAAATAATGGAGGAGGACGAAAATCCCAGGTCGTTGTGGTCCAGGGCGGTCAGTTACGTGGGACATCACGTTCTGCAGCTGCTCAGCGTCGGGCTAGGCGTCGCGCGCGTGCTCGTGCTGCTGTGTCGGGAGGATCAATGAACTCCCGCCTCAACATGGGAGGGTACAACACACAGAACCCGAGCGTGTTCGACATGCCACCTGTCGCTGCGAATCAGCGAGTGACTAGCTTCAACCCTATTATTACCCCGACCAAAGATGGGATTCGCGTAACTCATCGTCAACGTCTTGCGCCAATCACTGGTAGTTCAACTGGAACACCTTTCGCCATTTCTTTTAACCCTATGGCCCATGGCTGGGTTGGCTCGATTGGTGAACATTACCAGCACTACCAAATTGAAAAACTGAAACATATTTATGTGTCCCGTGTCTCAACGGGAAGCGGTGGAACTGTGGTATTGGCTCCTTGGTATGAACCTAATCACCCTTGGACGACCCTTGGGTCAGATCCTGAGGGCGCTCTTGATTTTCTTCGAGACTTGCCGGGAGTGAAGGAGTTTGCTGTGTGGGCGAGCGATGCAGTTGGCATCGTGACGAGCAAGTTTACTCGTCAGATCTTCCGAACAATCGGAATCCTTGCTATGCAGCCCCTCACTTTTGGCAATTCCTTGGCTGATATTGGAACTCCTTACACCGAGAGTCAAAACCCTGGCTGGATTCTTGGCATGTGCACTGACTTGTCTGGTTCGTCCGGCCGTGAGTCTGGTGAGCTGTGGGCAGAATATACTGTCCGATTCAGTGCTCCCAAGACTCAAATGCAGAGCTGGGTGACTTATGAGTCCAAGTCCACCGACGGTGCAGATTTGGGTCTGGCAACCTCGAAGTATATGGGTGACGCTTCCGTCATCTTCCCTATTGATACTAATCGTTTCAGAGTGGGAAAAGGTGGTCTATACACCTTCATAATTCGACGTACAGGTACAGACCCTGTTGAAAATACATCAGCACTGTCGGTTTGGAATTTCAATGCACAAAATGTCACAGACAAAGCCGTCATCAATTCCGTCGCCAGTGGCGCTTTTGAGGCCAAC